ACATCCTGACCTATATGTGACTCTGGTGAAGGTTGCGCGGAAATATATGGCATCAGGTGCTCCGGCATCAAAGTTTGCTAAAGCGAATGACGTAGATGTACGTATTTTGAGTGAAATGGTAACTCATCTTGGGTACTTAGATATCATTGAAGGTATTAAGTTAGACAAGGAAGAGAAGCCGATGAAATTTGTTCAAGTACAGCATCAAGGGAACCTTCAAAGTCCTTTGCCAGATGCGGAAGTTATGGAGAAGCAAAACGATTTGGAAATCATTATCGCGAAGGGCGTGAAAGTTAGCATTTCCCCCAATATTGACTCTATGAAGATTATTAAAATTATCGAACTATTAAAGGATTTATGATGTTGATTCCCTACGAAAATAAGCAAATATTTATTGCCTCCAAGCCCACAGATTTTCGCATGTCCATAGATGGACTCTCGAATTTTATCCAGAAAGAGCATAACGCGCACCTTCACGATGGTTCAATCTATGTGTTCTATAACAAGCATCGTGACAAGATTAAGTGCTTATTCTGGGATAGGAATGGCTTCGTACTGTATTACAAGCGTCTCGATAAATGTAAGTTCAAAATGAAAGAAATGTTACACGAAGTTGAGAATATTACTGCCGAAGAACTGGAGATATTATTGTCCGGTTTCGATCCAAAGCCTGTTGAGAGAAAACAGATGTATTTGGAGCATCGGGCATGACGAATTTATTGCAATTTGGTCTATCAATAAGCGTTCTATGTAACTGCTTTACGGTATGGGGATTATGGAAAGTAATACGATCACAAGGAGACCACTTAAATTGTCTAAGTGCTCTGGTTATGGAGATTGCTGACACTCATATGAAGCAGAAATATCCTAACGTGGTTCTAATGAATTCTAAAGGGAAATAAATCATGATAACAGGGAGAAGTTATGGAACCGGAATTCCAAGCATGGCCGAAGATACCGAGGTGGCAGAATGAATCATATGTCATCACTGAGAAGATTGATGGTACGAACGGTTGCATCATCATTACTGAAGACGGGGATATATTTGCTCAGTCTAGGACTCGCATTTTGGACGAAACATCAGAAGGCGACAATTATGGTTTCTGTAAATGGGTCAACGGTAACAAGGCTGACCTCCTTAAGCTTGGGGTTGGCTATCATTACGGAGAATGGTGGGGTAGAGGAATCCAACGTAATTATGGATTAACTGAGCGAAAGTTCAGTCTCTTCAACATCTGGCTACCCGAATGGCCGGAGTGCGTGAGTAAGGTTCCAGTGATAGAGAAAACGCTAGAGAAAGCCATTGGCCGACTAACTGTCATGGGTTCTCAGGCAGCTCCAGGGTTTATGAAGCCAGAAGGCTTAGTCCTCTCAGCTACTCAGAACAGAGGTGTACGATATAAGTACATTATGAATGAGTAGCAAGTTAAACCAGATTTGATATACTCTTCAGATGCTATGCTGGCGCAACTGGCAGCGCAGCCGCCTTGTAAGCGGAAGGTTCTAGGTTCGACTCCTAGGCGTAGCACAATTCAGGCGTAGTTCAGTGGTTAGAACGGTGGGTTGTTAACCCATGTGTCGGTGGTTCAAGTCCATCCGCCTGAGCCAAGTCCCTATCGTCTAGCGGTTAGGACATCTGATTTTCAGTCAGATTACCACAGTTCGAATCTGTGTAGGGACACCATCTCGGTATAGCGCAGCCAGGTAGCGCACGTGCTTTGGGAGCATGGGGTCGGGAGTTCGATTCTCTCTACCGAGACCAATTATTGGGCTATGGTGAAATGGTTATCACACTAGACTTTGACTCTGGTATTTCAGGTTCGAGTCCTGATAGCCCTGCCATACGGGGTAGGCGTGAGGTAGCTGGTAAGTCACGTTGATGCGGTTAGAAAACATACAGCTCTCGGAGGGTTTGTTCCTAGGAACCGCAGCCCAAGAGATTCTAGGTTCGAGTCCTAGTACCCCGACCAGTTTAGCGGGTTAGTTCAGTGGTAGAACAGAGGGTTCATATTCCTCATGTCGAAGGTTCAACTCCTTCACCCGCTACCATTTTAGGATAGGTATGCAAGTGGTTAAAGCAGCCAGACTGTAAATCTGCGTCCCTCTGGGTTCGATGGTTCGACTCCATCCCTATCCACCACTTAGGAGCAATAATGGCAGAAATTACAGGGAAGCACTGGGCGTTTATCATGGTTAATGTAGCGAATCAGCTTAAAGTTATGTGTCCGGCTATGGTTAAGTTAGAGGAAGTATATTTTGATGTGGAAGTATCAGGATTAAAGCGCAATTTCTACGACAACGCTATATTTAACTCAAAAGAAGAAGCGATTGACGCAATGATTGCCCAACTGGAGGCAATGAAAAATGGCTGATATATTCGTGTTCGGCAGTAATCTGTTGGGAATTCACAAGAAGGGCGCAGCTCTGACCGCATTGGAGAAACATGGTGCAAAACTCGGACAAGGAATCGGACTCCAAGGAAACTCCTACGCAATACCGACTAAAGAGACACCCAGAAGGTCATTGGATCTTATTTCCATTAACAAGTTTGTCGCAGACTTCCTCTCCTACGCTTCATATACTCCAGAGCACAATTACATGGTCACACCAATCGGTTGCGGTCTTGCAGGATGGCGACCAGAGCACATAGCTCCTATGTTCCACAGAGTGTTCGATTTAAAGAACGTCCAGTTACCCAAGGAATTTGCGGAGTTTTTGCCTTGGATGGCAACTTTCCCCAATTCTATCGCTACATTTAGTGATTACGAGTGAAACTTGACATAATATATAGTGTTTTTACCTAAATTTGTGCTAAGTTAGGATTGATATCTTCATTTAGGCTCGCATGATGCGAATCTGGCAAAGGATTGCCCCTACATGGACAAAGCAGCTCAGCTGAAGCTTGAGAACGCAGAAATAGCGGCCAAGCTACGGGGTAGTTTACTACTCTTTATTCAGGCTTTCTTCCCTATACTGACAGGGCGAGATTTCATTATCTCACGTCCGGTAGGCAGAGAGAGCCACTTCATTACGATTTGTCGTGCGTTAACTCGTTGTACGCGCCTCGAATCTTTACGCCTATTAATTAACGTCCCTCCTGGTCACGGTAAGTCCGTCATCGTAAGTTTCTGGATAGCGTGGTGCTATGCGAAGTGGGGTGACTGTAATTTCCTATACATCTCTTATGCTAAGACTCTTGCTGCGACTCATACTGACACGGTGAAGCGATTAATGACGCTTCCGCAATATAAGGCGTTGTTCGATGTACATCTGCGAGACGATTCACAAGCTAAAGATGCTTTTACTACAGAAGATGGCGGAACGGTTTCCGCATTTGGTTCTGCTGGTGCTATTACAGGACGAAATGCAGGATTACCAGGACTGGATAGATTCTCTGGAGCAGTTGTCATCGATGATAGTCATAAGCCCGATGAAGTCCATTCCGATCTCATTCGAGAGTCGGTCATCACCAATTTCCGTGAAACCATTCAGCAGAGACCTAGGGGTATCAATGTCCCTATTGTCTTCATAGGACAACGGTTACACGAACAAGACTTACCTGCTTACTTCCTTGCAGGTGAGGATGGCTATACGTGGGATAATGTCGTACTGAAGTCACTTGATGACGCAGGAAACGCACTTTATCCCGAAGCCTTCCCATTAGAAATGCTACTGATTCGTCAGGAGAAAGACCGCTATGTTTTCGCAGCTCAACATCAGCAAGACCCTCAGCCAGCGGGAGGTGGTCTATTTATGCCAGAGGACTTCCCATTGCTGGCGGAGGAACCAGAATATGCGATTACATTCATCACAGCAGACACCGCAGAAACCGAAGACCCAAGAAACGATGCCACCGTCTTCTCGTTCTGGGGTTTATATGACATTGAGACGCAAGGTCGCAAGACTGGTGTTATGGGTTTACATTGGATTGCTTGCCGTGAAATGCGGGTTGAGCCGAAGAAGTTGGAAGGTGAATTTCTGGACTTCTGGCAAGACTGCGCGAGACACAAGAAACCGCCATTAACTGCATTCATCGAGAAGAAGTCTACAGGAGTAACTCTTATCTCGATACTGAAGGGCATGAGAGGGCTAAAGGTGCGTGAGATTGAAAGAACTCGCAAGTCTGGCTCAAAAGCACAACGCTTTATCGATATCCAACCCTATATCGCAAGCAAGCAAGTATCACTACCCGCTCATGGTGCTCACACAGAATTGTGCGTGAATCACATGAAGAAGATTACCAATAATGACAGCCATGCCCATGATGATATAGCAGATACCTGTTCTGATGCGGTTCGTATCGCATTGATGGAGAAGTTGCTCTACATCCATACGCATAAGGACGCGCTGTTTAGACACACAACTCAGGAGGCAACGAGTAGATTGAACCGTCTCTCCGCGCTCAAGAAGAAGGCATATCAGACAAGGAATTAGTCATGGCCGTTATTGCTAGGAAGCATACTACGCAGTTAGAAAAGATTAAGCAGTCGGTGGAACAGGCTTATACCTACTTCCGTCCGAACTATGAACGCTACCACCAGTTTATGCGCTTCGTCTACAAGTCAACATTGACCGAGGATGACATAGCAGTTCTGGCAACGCTAGGACGACCTCAAATTGAATTCAATATGATGGAAGCCTACATCAGCCGATTACGAGGCGAATTCTCTCGTATGGAGCCAGGATTTGTAGTCAGAGCACAAGATGGCTTTGATGATATTGACCCTGGATTACTGAGTCTTTTAGAGGCTCACTTTAGAGCGATTCTAAACGATTCAGACAACGATGGATTTAGCTATGACGTATATACTGACCTTCTGGTGGGCGGTTTTTCTGTTGTCGAAGTCTATACAGATTACATTTCTGCTATGTCCATGGATCAGAAAATATGTGCCAATCGAGTATTTGACCCAACCCTATGTGGCTTCGATCCTCTGGCTCGTAGGTCGCATAAGGGTGATGGTAGCTTCTGCTTTCAGTTATTCCCTAAAGAACGCGAAGAAGTAGAGAAGGAATATGGCTCCAATGCCTTAAAGGGATTGAAGTACGCACGTAGCTTCTCAGGTTTCAACTGGTCATACCGAGCCGCTAAGCGCGACATTGTATTGATGTGTCAGTACGACAAGAAAGACTTTAGGAAGGAGAAGATTACCAAGCTCTCCAATGGTCGTGTTGTGACCGTGAAGAATTATGAGAAATGGGTAGAGCTTTGGAATGAGCAAGGCCACATCGAGCAGCCTCCTATTCCAATCGGCAAGATGCGTGAAACGATGATTGAAACCATCACACGCTATACTTTCTCAGGTGCGGAATTAATTGATACACCCGTAGAGACAAGTTTCTCTATGCTGCCACTGATTTTCTTTGACGGTAACAGTGCCATTCTGCGCGACAATAATGATTCAACGGCTGAGCAAATGACTCGTCCGTACATCTACAATGTTCGTGATGCGCAACGTCTGAAGAACTATGCTGGTCAGTCCTTGGCGAATGAGCTTGAGAACACTGTTGAGCATAAATTCATTGCCTCTGTTGAGTCCATTCCAGAAGACTACATTGATGCCTATATTGATATTCAGAAGCCTGGAACCCTGCTTTACAACCAGTTCTACGAAGGAAATCCAGAGATTTCTCTTGCTCCACCTAGAGAAGTTGTACGTACACCAATTCCACCTCAAATCAGTGAGACATTCCAAATGTCCGACAACCTGATTCAGGGTATCTTGGGAAGCTACGATGCTGCCCTAGGCATTCAGAATAACGAGCTATCAGGTGTAGCGATTATGCAAGGCGCAATGCACTCTAACGCTGCTGCCATGCCGTACACTGTAGGCTTCATGAAAGGTTGGAACCGAGTCTGCCAGCAACTCCTTGACCTGATTCCTAAGTATTACGTCACACCGCGTAGTATTCCTATTGTACAACCTGATGGGAAACGCTCCTATAAGACGATTAATAAGCCTGGTAATCCGTACATGAATTACGATGCTATGAGTCTGGACGTGAAGGTAGAGGCCGGAGTGAACTTTGCCGTACAGAAGCAGATATCCCTGGAAACCATTATTCAGTTAATGCAAACCTCAGAGTCATTCGCTAAATTCATTAATACGAAGGGACTAGGAATTCTGTTAGACAACATCGACATTCGCGGTATTGAAGGGTTGCGTCAAGCAGCTGGTCAGTACATGGAAGAAGAAGCACAGCAACAAGCTCAAGCGCAACAGATGGCGCAACAGCAGATGGCTCAGCAAATCGATCCTAAAGCGGTCATGATGATGCAAGCTCAGGCCGAGATTATGAAGGTTGACCAGAAGAAGGAAGCGGTTCAGACCCAGGCTCAGGTTGATTTACTGAAGATTTCTACCGATGACGCTGTGAAGAATAAGCAAGCAGATATCGAAATGCTGAAGGTTATGTCAGACATTCAAGGTGCTGGAGTGGATCAAGCCTTAAAGCAAGAGAAGTTAGACGCTGAGAATGCTCGAACTGCTGTAGAAATGGCGGTCAATGTCAGCTCTCATCATCATGAAGTAAAACATGCTGATAGGACTCATGAGCTAGCTGAAAAGTCTTTGAAGAAGGATAAGGGGAAGAAGAATGATTAATGCCGCATTAAATCTGCCGTTTGAAGCGGTTGATGCTGATGATTTTGAGGTTGAGATTATTGTGCGCTCCAGAAAGCATGACTGTCATACAGCTTATCGACTAAGCACGCATGAAATAGAGAATGATTTTGTATTACAGATTATCCGCGACATGGGCTACAGGTTAATGGATTTTATAGAGGAAAAGGGCAGCGATTCAACCGTTGTTTAACACCTGTTCCAATTGCTAGAAATGTTGCTATACTTAGTTCAATACACAAGATGTAGTGTTGCTTAGGATGAGCTGACACTACATGTAGTACCCCCAGACTAGACTGGGTTAAGGAATCTAGGCCATTTACGCAGCTATGCGGACAAAATAGTCGGACTGCCACGGACGGCAGGTGATCACGGTCACACCGGAAACAGTGAGGTTTCAAATGGATGCAAAGGATATTGCAGAAGATTTATTGCAAGATACTAATGTGGGTGCTGACGAAGCGGAACACGCTGAGACTCCACCACCTGAGAAAATGCTTCCTGCTTCCCAAGTGAATGAGCTGATTAAAAAGGCGAAACGCAAAGGAGAGCAGAAAATGCAAGAGCAATTAGACGCAGCTAAGCAGCAAATTGAGCAACTTCAGACGCAACAGGCGCAACAACAGTTGCAGAATACTGCGCAGACAGGCTCACCCCAACCGCCTCAGCAACAGCAAGGGCAGCAACAGGGTGGCATAGACGCACAGCAGATTCAGCAGCAAGTGATGCAACTAATGCAGAAGCAGCAGCAAGAGGAAGCGCAAAAGCGGCACGATGAACAGCTCGAACAGGAAGTAAATCAGGTAGCTCAACAGTATTTCGGCAAGATGGCTCAAGGTAAGGATATGTTTGAAGACTTTGAAGCAATCACAGCCGATTTTAACCCTGCTGAGTTTCCGCAATTAGTATTTTTAGCTAACCAGATGGATAACACCCCAGCCATTATATATGAGCTGAGGAAGAACCCAGGTAAGTTAGCTGACTTGGCAGTATTGGTTGAGAAATCACCTAGTATGGCCAGGAACGAGTTGTCAAAGCTTTCCGAGTCAATTAAACGGAATGATGAGGCAAAACGTAACTTGCAAGAACCTCAAGACCCCTTAAACCGTCTGAAGCCTTCGCCAGTGGGAACAGACAGTGGTACGAAGTCAGTACGGGATTTCAAGGCAGCCTCCTACTTAAAAGGCTGAAATCCTACCGAAGCGGTCATGTCTGTTCCTGATGAATATGGATTTTCATTGGAGAAGATGACATGGCCGTTCCAAATAACATTTTGCAACAGGTACAAACCTACCAACTTAGTAACCTTGCCTACTTACAGAACTTAAACTGCTTCGTAGCCACGGCTAATACTAAATTCAAGAACTTCGAGAAGCTGACCGCCAACCTTGGCGATACAGTGACTTTCGATTTGCCACCACGTTTTACTACTGCTGCTAGCTTGGTTGCTACATTCCAATCTGCTGATCAGAGAGTAGAGAACTTGACCGTGGATAAAGCGATCAACGTATCTTATGCGTTCACAGCGCAACAATTTATCTTCAACGTAGAAGACTACATGGAACAGTTCGGTAAAGCGGCTGTGATGGAAATGTCTGCTGAAATTGAAGCTGATATTGCTACTGTGTGCGTTGAAGCACCATACCGTTTCTACGGTGATGGCGTAACTCAAATTAACTCTTATGGACAGTTAGCTGCTGCCCTAGCTATGTATCGTAACTACGGTGCTGCTAAGGACAACACTAAGTTCTATTTGAGTGATATTGCTCAATCAGCCATCGTTAACACTGGCTTGAACCAGTTTGCGCTGGACAGAAATAATAAATCCGCGAATAGCTGGGACGTTGGTGATTTCGACCGCGCTGCCTTCTACGTGTCTAACTTACTTCCAGTTCACACAGCAGGAACAATCGGTGAAGACGGTACAGTGTTGACTGTAGTCTCTGTAGTCAAGGACGCTAACGATGCGGTTATCCAAATCGTGTTCTCTGGTGCTGGTACTGACGCTGACGCTGTTAAAGAGTTCGATAAGTTCCAATTCTCTGACGGTGTTTCTGGTCAACCTAACCTTCGCTACCTGACTTTCATCGGTCACAAAGTGTCCTCTAACCCTGTTCAATTCCGC